GGATTGCTGCCCATACGTTAATCATTGTTCCAGCAGCAGGAGCCACTGGAAAATTTACAGTGATCTGTGTAGTCACATAGTTGACAGTTCCGCAATATTGAGGAGTCAGAGATAGAGGAGGAGAAGGAACCGGAAGCGGAGACAATGGAGGGATAGCTGGATGCTGCTGATTCAATGAGTCTAGATAGACATTATTGCCAACATTATTTTGATTAATGAAAAGGAGTTGTCCTGTGGTAGTGTTGGATCCAATTCCATAGGCATTAACAACTGCACCACCGTCATCAATAATTCTGATAGGATTACCATTAACATCGATACCTCCAATCACAAGTTGTGTGCTTAAGATTCCAAAATTAGGCTGGGGAAAAGGATTTTGATTATTTCCAAATAAAATAAATGTGAAACTTGTCGTTATGCCATCCCCGGCTATCGGTTGAAATTTAGTAGGATAGCGAGGGTATAAATTGTAAAGTTGATCACGATTCTTGAAGAAGTTTCCCTGTATGCCTTCAAAATAAATGGGCGCACGAAATCCTTGTAAATTATTTACATCAACAGGATAACGATCAACATTTGGTATAGTGAGAAACTTGTAAACGGATCTCTGTTGATCAATTTTGATGGCATAAGGGAAATCATTATTGTAAAATAAATTTATTGCCTGGGCGATATCGAAACTGCTCAGAGCTGCTTCGCTAGCTGAGGCTGTTAACCTTCTCACCTTCTTTTCTATGAAGGTGTATGTTGTGTCCGCTGGAAGAATCGCAGTCATAACTTTCCTTGTGTTTCCTATGCTCTTTCCCATGACAGGATCGACATAGCCATATAATATCTAGAGGCTTCATGTAATCTTCATGATGAGCTTCTGGTTTGCATTCTTTAATGCATTTACTACACTTAATAGGTCTTGTCATATTACCTTTCTGAATATGGTAATTGACAATTTTTCTGGCCCTAACCTTTAAGGGATTTTTATTTACATGTTCTTTTAAATAATTATTTAATTTTTCTCTGTTTTTACTTTTCCATTCCTTTGATTTTTTTCTAACATTTTCGTTCGTCGTATAATATATACGGGCCTTTTCACTAATCTCTTTTCTATTTCTAAGTTGATGGTCTTTACGCCACTCTTTCCATTCTTTCGTGTGTCTTCTTTTTTCTGAGCGAACCCTTTCTATTTCTTTAAATTTTTCTGGATCTTCGGCTTTGCGTTTTTTTAATTTTTCTTTTTTACATTGCTTACAAAATCCTTCTAAGCTATTAGCTCTTTTTTTAAAGAATTCGCTTTCATTTTTCTCTATGCCGCAAAAACTGCACTTTTTCATACAAGCCTCCTTATTTGGCGGCCCGTATTATAAAGGAGCGGTTACATAAAGACAACAAAATCTAGAAGGAGCATGGGACCATCTTGTGTAACCAATCGCCCGCCTCGTCTCTATCAAGGGGAGACTCGTCTTTTTTAATTGCTTCTCCATCGATGCTGATTAATCCAGAACGTTTCGGAATGTGCTTCATCGAGTCATTGACTTCTTTCACTAGACCCATAGGCACTTCATAAGTTTTACCCGGGATGAAATGCCATACTTGAATAGGATCCCCGCTATATCGGCAATAAGGTTTTGTTAAACGTTCATGTCTTCCACGGCTATTCATGTATTCAACCTTAACCATTTTTGAATCGTCTTTCTTCTGTCTTTCCATTTCTTTTTTGTGTTCAGGTTTCATATTCTTGAAATCATCAAATGGAACACTATTAGTTAAAGTATTGATCAAACCGTGAAGTTCTCCGCTACCTGTAGACATCATCAATTGTTGGGCCATATTTAATTTCCTATGTTATTGAGGCTTTGAAATGGAACCTCGTTTGTTTGATTATTGTATTGCAAATTTCTTGAACCATTAGGTGCTATGGTTGCTGGTTGTTCCACTGTCACTCCCGATGGAACTACAAATGCATCGAATAGAGATGAATCAAGATTCAATGTGAAATTTGATCCATTTATCGCTGTAATTGTTCCTACTAAATTATTTGCTTGATACATCTTGTATGTTTGCGGAACCATTAATCTAACCGCCATACCTACAATGTATGTATTAGCCTCTGTAGTCGCGTTTTGTATAGCCACCCCTATCACCATAGGCGATGATTGCGAAATGCTCGTAATGAGCAAACTAGAGGGTATCTGGATTACTGGCTTCAGATATTGGTTGCTCAAATAAATCCTTATTAAAAGTTTCCTTTGCGTGGCAGATCTTACATAACCAGTGAACGTCTAATTTTTTTGAGTAATCAAAATGATGAGCGTCTGGCTTACATTTTATATTACATCTTTCGCATTGGCCCGGTCTTATTAATTTTTTTCTTCTAATTGCATCTGAAATAGCGTAATGCGCTCTAGCTTTCTCTCTATTTTCAGTAATCCATTTCTTAAAAAATTTATCTATAGACTTCTTGTTTTTTCTATAGTATTTTCTTTGTCTTGCTTTTGCCTTTTCTCTTTTCTCTGGTGTTTTCTGTAATTCGTTCTGTCTTTTTCTTATTTTTTCTCTATTCAAAGTATATTTTTCACGCGATTTTCTAAGGAATTCGTCGCGATTTTCTAAATATCTTTTCTTTGTATATTCAGACTTTTTAATAACATGCTTCTTGGCATTTTCTCTTTTATATGCCAGAACTTTCTCTATATTTTCTCTTGCGTATTTGGTTTTTCGTGAATTGCAACATTCTTTGCATTCCCTTGCGTAACTATCGTTTCTTGATCTGTCTTTGTAAAATTGTAATAGGTCTTTTTCTTCCAGACACACTTTACATTTTTTCATAATGATACCCTCCGATTAAAGAGGGTATCATAACATCTTACGCAATTCCACCACAAACTAAATTAGCTTGGCACTGGGGCGTTGATGGTTCCAGTTTCCATTTTATATGCTTGCCAAATTATGACATCACTTGCAGACCCACCTGGACTTTGGGCTCCAGCAGAAACGTACATATAAGGAACAAATACGCCTGAATGGAAAGGAATCTGTAAAAAGTTATATCCAGTCTGAACGCCAGTAATTGGATTAAACTGAGTCGATTGCCCAGCAGGTGCTACGGTTGCGAACAATTGAGTTGTTGGCGAACCAGAACTTGCAGGGAATGCAAATGCTGTGAAGTTTGTTGTATTCACATTGATGGTGAAGTTGTATGCATCAACAATTGAAGTTACAACAGCAGGTAAGTTTTGAGTTTGGTAGTAGTTATTTAACTGTACCATTCCAAAAGAACCTGGAATTGTAAACTCTAATTTTTGACCAAGATATACACTGTTTGCTTGAGAAACAGTCACTTGTGCTTGAGCTGCTTGAGTAATTGCAGTCACATACAAGAAACTTGGTTCTACAGGAGTAAACTGATTAACCCGTCTTACTGAGAAAGCAGTTGCACCAGCTGCAAATCCTGAGGAATCTAATCCTACAAGAGTAAATGCAGATCCTGATACTGATGAAATAGTGAATGTCATGCCGGAAATTTGTTGCATGCCTACAGCGTTATAGATAACGACAGTATCACCTTCTGAGTAAGTGTTAGTTACACTTGCTACAGCTCCGTTAGCTTGGGTAATAGTTGTACCTGTTAAAGCAGCCTGAGGAGCAGGGAAGCTTGTGACATAAGTAAAGCCATTAGATGCTGTTGATGTTGAAAAATTATCAATGTTAATGGCGCTTGTGCTGTTGGTTTTTTTCCAACGTAGACCATCATTAACAGCTGTTAATCCACCACCGAACCATTCCCCTCTAACTACACGCCCAGTTCCCTGAGTTGTTGCCATTTGAGTCAAATTAGTAGTGACGAAATAATCAACACCACTAGGTAATGGTATGATTTGATTCACTGCAGTTGCGGGCTGAGTGAAAGTTCCTTGAGTAACGATAGTAAAAGGCATGATAATCTCCTTATGATGGTTGGAAGGTTGTTACGTTCAAACCAGAGATCCAGTTTTGGTTCGTAATCGCGCGAGCGATGGCGAACTTGGCATAGAGTTGGCTGTTTTGAGCAACAGAAGAAACAACCCAAGGTGGACGATATCCAATGACGGCTGTGTAGTTGTTCTGCTCGATTTTTGCAGCAGCTTCTAAGCCATACATAGGGATTGTGTAAACTGTGTTGCCTTTTAGTGAGATACCTGGAGTCCTTGCAGCCTTAGAGGAAACAAAGAAACGGAATCTAGAAATGGAGCAATACTCTTCTGGACGAATTCCTTCTTGAGTTGGGTATGCTGATTTAAGCAATACGCCTTGAACTTTCTGAAGGTCAGCGCAAAGATTTGTATTCGCAAGAGCAATGAATGCATCACGAACACCACCAGTTGCAAATTTAAGAGTTGCTTCTAAATTAGTTAGCATTGAACGAGCGTCATTACCAAGTAAGATGTTTTCGATGTTGTTAACATCATTTAAGCTGATGTTACTTGGTTGATCCCCATTCAAACCGCCAGTGGCGTTTATGTAAGATACGGAGCTTGAGAATAGATCTCTCATCAACAAATCTTCCTTCTCTCTTAACCATTGGCCAAGTAAAGCAGTGAATTTCGTTAATGTTTTGCTATTTTCCCAGAGAACCACTTGTTCGTTAGTGACGATAGATTTGGCGTAAATCTCCATAGTCGCATCGATGTCTGTACGAACAGGCACTTCAGATGCTGGATCGATACCAGAGCCATCAAGTTGACCGCCATCCGTAGATAGACGCTCAAATCGAGACATTCTAGTGGTTTTACCAATGTATGATTCAGCATGGTGTAGATCGACTCCAAAAGAGTGAATTAAGTTAAACATTGGAGTTGACAAAAGGTCTTCAGAAGCCTGGACGGGCAATTCTGGAGCCATATTTTGTATGCCGGTGATACCGGTAGAAAAAGACATAAAAAAACCTCGTTATACAGTTGATAATCATGTCCATTGCGAATGAACTATTTTCAGCTGTACTGACGAGGTACATTTCAGTCTGATGAAAGGCGAATTCTTTTTATCTGCCTAAACTCAACTTATCAAATAATTTATTTAACTTAAAGAAAATATTTTACAAAAAAGGATTTTCATTCCTTAAGAGGAAAAACCTCATCGTGCGATCAATGGAGTTCGTCATCTCATCTGTTGCTATAGAGTTCTGTTTGATGTATAATTGATCCTTAAACTGGAGATTAAAATGGACTACGTACAATTTATTTCTTTACTCGGATTTATGGGTGCAGGATTCGCATTCATTTATAAAGAGTTAAAAACCTTTGAAAATGACATCAGAGATGATATTAAAATTCAATCAGCTAGATCTGATAAACTATATGAGAACTTCTGCGACTTGCTTAAGTTGAGAAAAGATCCATAGGGGTCAGCTCAGAATTCGGATTATAAATCACGTTAAGGATTTCATTAGCTAACTCCTTTTAAAATCTTCTGCATTCTTTCCCAATTAGAAGCACGTTTCTCTTCTGTAAGCCTTGCACTTCCTACTGCTTCTCCTGGCTGAGTAATACTAGTACTTGAGATAGACTTAGGCTTGTTGAAGTTAGCTTCAGCCCTAGCAGCATCCTTCTTGGCTGTTGTTGTATTAGGAACAAATTTTTTAATTGCTTGATAGATATCTGACCATTTGTCATATCCATCCTTTAATCTCTGAAGAGGACGAGATACTTCTGGATAGTGGTAATCGAGATAATCAAGATTGTCTTGAGAAATGATGTGATTAAAATCTGGATAGGTTTGAGATAAACGATTAGGATATTCTTGCTGTTCTCTTTCTAGTCTTGACTTTTCAGCTGCTGCCTCTCTTACAGAAAGAGCTGCTTGGACTTTTCTTTCTATCCTTTCATCTTCTGTCTCTTCTTGCTCAGTAGGAGCATTCATGCCATAGTATTGTTGATAGGCTTGAGGTGTTGGTGCTGACTTTGAAAAAGCTGCTTCCATTGCTGCTTTAAGAGCGGAAATCTCTGCTTCTTTTTCAAGAGCTTTACGTTCCGCTGCTTCTCTATCAGCTCTATCCTTTTTTCTGGCTTCTCTAAAAGCGCGCCAGTTTGGATCTTCTGCCGGCGCATCCTCTATTTTATTTTCTTGGGGTTTTTGTTGTGATTGTGGTGTTGCACTTGCTTCGGGTTTTTTTTGTGCTTGATTTGTTTCAACTTTGTCTGTATTTAAAATAATTTCTTGCTTATTCTCTGTGGTATCAACCGTCATATTGGAGTCTCCTTATGTATGATATAAACAAATTAATTGAAAACCCAGAGATAGTAAAGGAAAATTTTGAATATGAAGAGAAAATGAGGAAAGTTCGTGAACAAGTTTCCAAAAAGTTCACGGAATATAGGACGACATTATCTTATATGGCAGCAGATGCACCGATTGGAACGCTTTGTCTTCCATCAGCAATTGAAAATGCTTTACTCGCTCACGGTTTGGTTCGTATCTACGATCTTTTCGATTGCGATTTTACCGAAGTCAAAGGGCTCGGTGTCCGTCGCATTGGGGACTTGACAGCCAGCCTTGATAAGTTCTTCTCTATGCTCTAAGAAGTACTCATGTTCTGAAAGCATATCGATCTTCTGATCTGATCTGACATAATTCCAGAAATAACTTGGATCTGAATTGTAAAATTGATTGGTAATTTTATCATATTTCCAACCCTTATAGAAGGCATCTGACCATCCTTTCATGGTCTGATAACGCTTATCCACATGTGTTAATTCGTGTAATTCAGCCATAACCATGTCAGATGGAAGAATCCATAGTCTATGTGTTATTGCGTCTAGTCCTTTATTGTAGAG